CAAAAACCCATTCTTTTTTCTATCGACCCTGGCTCAAGAGTAACAGGTATTGCGGTTTTTGCAGGAGATACTCTTCTTGATTGGAAACTGATTAAAGTACCTACGAGCCGTGACCCTGTGGAACGATGTCTTAATATGTGTTCGGCTGTTGAAACTGTTATAGGTGGTATCTTAGAAAAGATTGATGGAGCAGATAGAACAGTAACAGTGGTTGTAGAAACACCTGGCGGTCAAAATAGACCATACTCTCGTGGTCTTGTGACACTTGGCATGGCTGTTGGGATGATTATTGCTTATATGACCGCTTTGGGTTTTAGGGTTGTGTCTGTAAACGCAGGGGAATGGACACGATTGGGAGGGGGTAAGTGCAAATCAAAAGAGAAGAGGGCAGAGAGGATTAGAGAGTTGTACCCCGATACATATAACTCTACTAGAGACAAATCTCTTGATGGCGCAGATGCAATAGGTCTAGGCACATGGTTCTTGGGGCTATTTAAAAATGAGTAGTCAACCCTTAGTTTCTAAATCGCCCATTCTGCGTGTCAAGTCTGATAGCAGTTGATTGGTTTGGTCAATTCGCTTATCCCGCTTGCGGTCATACTGAGCAATCGTCCATGTGAAAAATGCTGTTGCAATGATGGAAGAGATAAAGACAGGAAGCGTAACTAGAATCTGGTCGTGAGTCAAAGCAGGATGAACTGTTTCAGTCGTGTCTTGTGCGTATGATTGTCCACACAACAAACCAACCACCGACCATGTAACGATATTTGAAAGTATCGCACCCAAACAGGCGTGGTGTTGGCTAGGTCTTATTTTTTGTTCTTGCTTCATAGGTTCTCTTTCGGTTATTTTCAAATGTCAGCACTGAACTTGTTCTTGAAGTATTGGAATACACCCGCCCGTTTATACATAGGTATAGGGGAATCTGATTTCCAACACGCCATCTCAACGATTCGACCATCTAAATTTTCTTCATCAGGAACACCCGAACCACCCGACTGGTGAACGTGACCCTTGCCGCAAGAAAGCATCATGTTAGTCCCCCCTACTATGTGGTGTGTGCCATGACGACCAATAGTGGAACTATCCCATGTACCCAAATCATAAGGAATAAAATAGGAGTTAAAATAAGTTGCAGCGTATATGCCCATCCCCTCATAGTTACCACTGGGTGCATTACCATCCTCTCTTGTAGCCGTCATACACATTATTTTATAGGTATTACCAGGAAACGATTCGTTTGTTTCTGAATTGGCAGGAACTAAGTCAGAAACAAATCTAGTGGTGGGCGAACCCGATAAAGTTGAATATGCCATCAAACGAATAGGCTTACTCGTGATTGAACCACCCATTGGTAATTCTAATAGGTTGCCAACAAAAGGCTGTGCTAAATTAACGGCTGTTGTTTGGTGGTGTCTGCCCATTATTACCCATGTGATGTGTTTTGGATTTGCTTCACCCCCTACATGTTTTACCCCAAAGTCATCTGAAACATCGGGAACACATACCAGATACAACTGACCTTGTGCTTCGCCACCTGTGATATTTTCAAAGTGTACGACAGGGAAAGTTTCTGTTGCATTACCAACCTCATCACTTACTGAGCCATGTTCATTAGCACCTCCGCCATACGCTCTAGGTCCTTGTCCAATCGCATTCCCCGATGCTGTAGCCTCATCTACTAAGTGATTCCCGTTTCCGCTTGAATCATCCCATTGTGTAATGTAATACTCGTCATCACCAACACCCTTATCCGCTACCCACTGGGCTGTGTCGAAGTCCCCTGCCTTCCACCAACCAGTGCATTCAATTACATTGTCAGTCGTTGTTTGCTCAATGTCCATAGGTGTTTGTTCAGTGATGTCAAAATAATTGTCACTTATCCAAGTTCTATTTGTCATTATGTTTGTACCTCTCTTATATGGACGCTAAAACGAAAGTTTTCTGGGTAGCCATCTCCTTCATCCGACAAGTCATAAATACTTAATGCTAATGTTTCCCCTTGTTCTACTATGATGCTTAAACCAGTTTTAGAAACAAGTGCATAATACCTGTAAAGACCGCCACCTAAATTTTCTATAAGGTCTGTTTCTACTATTCTTGAAGTTGCATCAGCAGCACCATCTACGGCTAATACAGCAGATAATTCTCCGAGGTCACTAGCCGCAGGTGGGTCAAGGGGTGATGATGAATTTCTAAGTGTCGCATAAAAAGAAGTTATTTCAAATTTCTTATTCTCATTCAAACACAAGTTAAAAGAATGTTCTTGGCTTGATGAGCCTTCATAGGGTTCTAGGATATGACCACTTATTTCAGTAACATATTGTGAGTGCCAACCACCACCACCAATGCCCGCAGTACCTCCCTTGTAATGTAACCACACATTATCACTTTCTAAAAACAACTGCATACCCTCTTTAGGTGCAACGAATATCCACTCAGCCCTAACCTCTGGGTCTGTTGAGTTTATGTAATAAGCAATGTTGTCACCTTTACCACTCCACGGTTGGGATGCGGGTGTGTAGTCAACTAAATAAATATCCCCATCTGAGGGCGAGCCAGGGGTCATATCTAGTATACTTATTACACTCATCTGAGCCAGTGCATCAAGTTGATACATTGCTGTATTAAAGTTAGTGTGAGATTCAGCAGCGTTCTCTGCTAATGTAGTTATGCCATTTATGTATGTGACCATTACAAAGTAGCCTTAGTAATTGCAATAGTGAATTGTAAATCTAAAACATCTACATTATTAGAAACAACTAATTCTAATTTTTTCTCTGCGGGAACAGCGAGAGTGTCTGTTCCACCCCCAGTTACAAAGTCATCTAGGTGTGCAATGCTGTTAGTTACCGCTAAAGTAGCCGTTGGAGCAACCTCGTCTACACTTAATCCTAGAGTGCATGAACCAACACCCGCAACGGCAGATAGTTTTGTAATGGTAAACGCTTCGGCTGTATAAAGAATTAAAGTATAGTAAATTGCAAACGGGCTAACAATATGACCAGACAAATTGTCTTCCAGACCATACAAGTCTGTCCAAGTCGTACCGTTGTAAAAAAGATATTCGTCTGTGTCCTGCATGTAAGCCCGCATCCCATCACGGGGAACAACAAACTTCCACTGGTTATTTAAATAGTAAGCAATGTAATTGTTGTAGCCTGTCCAATCACCACTACCCGCAGTATCTACAAGGTAAACATCTCCATGAGAAGGTGAGCCAGGCGGAGCATTTAGTTGGTCTAATGGGGACAAATGTATTAACGAGTCCAACTTGTACATGCTTTCGTTGAATGTAACTTCAGCACCGTGTTGATTCTCGGCTAATAAATATAGACCCTTGTTTGCTGTTACTCCCATTTAATATAACCTTTCATCTGTAATTTCTACTAATTTAGCAATCCCGTTCATGTGTGAGCCTATTTTCTGGATTTCAATATGAATACTTGATGATGTGTATGCTACATCATCGTTGTCTGCTGTTAAGTCTGCTACCTTATATGTTACACGAGGGAACTCGGATATAGTGCCGTCAGAATTAAACTGTGTGATAGCAATACCAGAGCCATTTGGTGTGTCTGCTGCACTAGACAAGGTTGTTAATAGAGTAGTCCCGTCTGCCTTGTAGATATTACACCGATACTCCTCATCAATACCGTCTGTGTCAGGACTAGACGCTTGTGAGAAAAGTTTGAAAATCGCCCTATCTGTTCTTGCAAAATCAACAATCCAATCACCCGCACCTGTAGCCCCAGTAGGAATCTCGTATCCTCGAACTCCACCTACAGGAAACGGTTTTAACCTAGTGCTACTTGCTTGTGCATAGGTTTGAGTTGCATCGGATACCTCTGCTCCTGAAGCAACAACCTTGTAGTACATAGAAACACCAAAGTCATCCTGTTGGTATTCGATGTTTGATACAGCAGCCCCCTCATCATAAGAAATAATCCCCGCAGTGTACTCCGATGCTGTGTGTGAACCAGTTTTGTCGCTAGTGCCTCTTCTTCCTCGTATAAGGTTTGTAAGTTTATATTGCCTAGTGACTCCCACCACTTCAGCAGTTTTAAATGAAATGATTTCTCCATTCACATACAGTAAATTACTGAAAGCAAATACATTTGATTCAGTTTCACTAGCGGGAGAAGTTGTACTGACAGGACCTAAAATCGTTACCAGTATTTCTGTTTTTTCGTCCCAAACACCCACAGGTCCATCGGGGATAACCGCATCTGTTCTTACCAACATACTTTCAGACTGAATACTTGCCATCTCAGTAAAAGTACCACTACCACCTATTTTTCTCCAAATTCTTGCGCTTGTGAACTCTTGGTCTTCAATTTCTGTACAAGACATAATATAATGTCCTTGAGCGTTTGTTCCCCCACTGTGTAAAGCAGTAGAATCAAACACCAAGGTTTTCATAGGTGGTGGCGAGTATGGAACATCAACAACTTGGTCTTCATCAGCATCGCCCGTATAGTCACTTGTACCCGAACCTTCAACAAGACCTGTTATTTCGTGGGTATAGTCTGCACCCCTATTTAATTCTAGTACACGAACATTATATGTTTCATACTCACTTGTTCCTGCTGTAACAGAAATCAAATCACCCGATTCTATGTCAATAAAAGAGGGGGCTATATTAAATTTACAGCGTTGTCTTTGTTCATGTGCTTTGTATAGAACCCTATTGCCAATTGTTTGTGCCTCTCCTGCTTTTAGCCCCATTGGTATATCTATCAATTTTGCTCTATTTATACCCCCAACAGGTAGCCTTGCTTTCTGGCTGCCTTTTTGGTAGTTATCGTTAATATCATAATAAGATACATTTATTTCATTAGGTAAATCACTGCTCTCTTTATCAGAAAGCGTAAATAAAGGTATATTGTCATTTCCTTCTGGGTCAGCATACGAACCTAAATCTGTGGGCAAGAGTGTTTTTGTTGTTGTTGTGTCTCTTGTTGAGAAAATTAAGACACCCTGCCGTTCATTTATCATTAAATCAAATCTTAGTACAAGTGTGTTTATTAGTTGTTGGGATGTTTTTGCACCCTTAGCAGTGAAACCACGGACTCTATTTGCCGTTGTTACTGTTTGTAGAACATCTGTATTAAAAGAATCTCCAGAGGTGTAGTCCCCCCCAACACCCTCTTCTTTTTTAAACCCACGACCTATTAAAATACTATCTATAACCTGACCTACTGTTGCATAGTCTTGGGTTGCGGGGTTTCCCGTTAGTATTTCGTTTTCACGAGGTATTGATTGAACAGTGAAATTACACTGGGGTATTTGGTTTCCGAAGTCAGCGAGTTGCATCTCTTCAATTGCACAATATGCTATCCCTTTGTAATGGGGGGAGGGGAATCTTACATCTTTTAATACTTGGTCTGCGTCATCGTTATTGTAATGGTCTTTAATAGTTACTTCCCCCAACCCATAAGCACCATTATAGTCGCCGTCATCCCCAATATAAAATCTAAATTCTTTAACTAAAGTAGTGTCGTGTGTGTTAGTTGATGCTGTGACTTTTGCGCCACTTGTGTTTTCAATGTATCCCGTCCCACCCCAACTTGCACTTACTGGTCGCCAAGTGTTAGATGAACCTACGAATCCGCCTCCGCCGCTGTCTGGGTAAGTGGATTGTGTCCACGATTCTCCACCGTGATTAGTTAGTGTGTGGACATAATTATCACCACTTGATGTTACTGTTGCTGACACCTTAACAACAATATAGTTGTCGTCATTATTAACCTCTAGGATTTTATGTGTGCCATGAGAACAATCCCAAGGACTACCACCATCTTCCATTACGCAATACTGACCCGCTAGATAATCGGAAAAGTGACCGCCGCCTCCGTTTGCAGTAATTTTCATCTTGTGTATCCAAGAGTCATAATCTGGACTACCTACACCGTCAGTAGGTCCTGTCCACTCTGCACCAAAATCTACCGTAAAGGAAGTGAGCAACCCTTCTATCTTAACGGGGTAATCTACACTTGCTCTATATTTCTTTTTCCCGTTAAAATAAACTTCACTTACATAGTTAATAGGACCTTCGCATAGTGCTGTAACAAAATCACAGTCATAGGTATACCAAGTCGTTGTACCTCCAGTGTTTGTGGTGTTGTTCTTCTTATTATGTACAAGAACGCCATCAGCAAAATAATTTTCATCGTCTTTTACTGTTAAGTTGTAAGTGGGTGCTTTGATTTCAAACCTATCAATTGAGTCAACAGTAACCCAACCCTTCTCAGATAGTAATTTGTCACCCGACCTTAAACTGTGCGCTTGAAACCAATGTGCTTCATGGTCTGGCTTTAATCCATATACCTCGTGTTCAGGAGTACAAGTAAAATCAAAACCATCCCCTACTACACGCAATGCTTTTTCTGTTGTGCTTGCCCACTTTTTTGTTACTTCTTTATCCCTAAAACAAAGTTTACCTTTCCGTGTTTTTGAGAACCTAGCAGTCCTTACAATATCGCCTGGCATAATTTTTTCTATTGCTTTATCTGTTCCGTCTGCCATACGAATTGGAGTGCCTTTTAGAAACGATTTTTTACCACCACCTCCTGTTGGGTTCTGTGATGTATGTTTTGTCTCGTTTACTCCACTACAAGCGATTAGTTGTCCTGCAATTCTTATTTGGCTGCCATACGAAGCAACTATTCCTTCGCCCTCTGTAACCCCCATTATGTTTATTTCTTCTAATCTTTGCCCCTCACTGTGGTGTTCTGGGAACTCCATTGGGTCAATAATGCCCCCCGCCAGACCCCCAATAGCACCACCAATCGCCGCTCCCGTGAACATTCCAGTAGACCACAGAGCAACGCCCGCAGGACCCATCATCATAAAAGCCGCCCCTATAACAAAACCTATTATCATTCCCCAACTACTACCACTACCCATGAGTTAGTCCTCTATTCCTGCGAAACGGAACGCACCTGTCAGCCTCTTATTCCAAAATCGGCATCTTGTTGTTTCAACAACCTTACCAACACCCTCGTGCGTGTGTATAAAGCCCTTATCGGTCAGTATTGCACAATGACAAGAAACATTGCGGTCACGAAGGAAATACATCTCGCAGTCCCCAATCCCCGCTTCTTCTGGCGGTATTTCAATCCATGCTTTTGCTACAAGCCCATATAGACTCTTAATATCCTCGTCAGTAAACTTCATCATTCGTTTGTCGCTTGTGATGTTGTAATGAGGCATTAAATCTTGAAGACCTAAATCTTCAAGAACTACTATCCACAACCCACCACAATCAAGACCAGTACCACCCCTACCTCTTCCACCCCACACCCACGGATGACCGAGATACTTTCTTGCCGCTTCGACAACCGCCATTCTAGGTAATAGTTTTGTGGTTTCTTTAATCATGTTCAAACTCTATCTGGTATGAACATGGCTCTATCCATACCAGGAATATCAGGAAACCCACCAAAATTTTCTAAATTATCAAACTTACCCGCACAAGCCGAGTGTGTTTTATTACACCCAACAGTCATAAGACAAGTATCACCAACCTCTATATCGTATGGTGTATCAATGAAAAGAGTAATTACACTGTGGTCATCAACACCACCCCCAGTTGCTTGTGATGAGGACGCAATAGGAAACTCTTCTCCATTATTAAGCCCACTTGTGAATTTAATAGTTCCATATCTCCAAACTTGGGCAATGTAACCAGTAGCAACATCGTCCTCATCAACGCTAAATTTATTTCTTGCTAAGGTTACTTTTGTAACTGTTGTTGTTTGTTGTATTGCCAGACCGCCGTAACCTGTACTTTCCATATTCCCGCCTAAGTTTACCCCACAACCAGGATTAAACTTGGTTAGTGTTGTTCCATTAGACGCTCTATGGTGGTGTTTTGAGCCTAAATTATGACGGCAATTTCTGTTGTAAATCTTCCCAACAGGAAGCCTTAAAAACTTTGCTTGTGAAATCAATTCTGCTTTCCAACCAAAACCATCATTCACAATGTCTGAAAGAGTGTACCTCGTCATATATAACTCATCTAACCAAGGGTACTGCCAATCAATCAGTTTCTCCGTGATAGCGGCACTTCTATATTTACCCCCACGAATATCTGACTCCGTAAACCCATCTACTTCAGTAACACCAACAGGAATGAGGATTCCTGTGCCTGTTTTATTTGATTCTGACATCCCGCTAGTTAGTTGTGTTGCAGAAACAGCAAACCCTATAGCCGATTTATATACTTGGCTCTTGTAAGTGATGTCTGTGTTATGGTCTGTGAATCTAAAAATTGTTCCATCTTTTCTTATCAACCGCCAAATAACAGCATAACGATGAACAGTGTTCTCGTTAATTGTTTTTAATTGGGATGTAAAGGATACTGTCATGCTTTGACTACTTCTTGTTTTTCTTTCTCTTTGCAATCCTTGCAATTTCTGCTTTTTCTTCTACACTCTTTAGTTGCTTCTCCCCTGTGCCTCAGAATGCAATCAACCATTTCCTGTTGCTCCCTTGGTGTCGGGAGTCGGAAGTTACAAAGTGCGGGTAAATCAGAATCGGAATACATTCGTTTGGCTTGGACAAAATCCCTAAATTGATTTATTTCGTCAATAGCATCTTCAAACTGAACAATTGCATGGATAGGAGCAACTTGTTTAAAGAATGGGTAATAAAGTTTCTCAAACACACCATCCTCAAAAATACAAGATGTAACTGCCATAGCGTTGAAATCTGCGTATGTGTTTGGAAAACCCTCTTTAGTCTCTTTTAGTTCTTTTTGGAATCTGTGCTGTATGCCAATGCTATTTATTCTTCTTACCTCAAACCCCATCATATAAGCCCTTAAAGACAAGTCATGTTCTTCGTATCCCCAACCATAAAGCGAGGGGTTTAATCCTCCCATGACTTCCCAGATATATCTAGGTATGAAATAGCAACCACCAAGCAAACTATCACAACGGTCTACTACATCGTGTTCCCCCCTATTCATCCATGATTGTTTCATAAAAACATCTGAGGATTTTTCTGTTGTAGACCTACCCCATCTTGCTCCGCTACCAACCCATTTACACCTGAAGTTTATACAAGCACAGCAAAAAATCGCTTGTGGATAGCGGTCTAATGCTTCATCCACTGTTAATAGCCAATTGTACGGCATTCTCATGTGAGAATCCATTATTACAATAACATCACCCGTTGCTAAGTTTGCCCCGAATCGTTTAGCCCCGCCCGCACCTAATCGTTTTGGTGTTCTAACTACTTTGACATCAGGAAACGAACTTAATCTTTCTTTAACATCATCATCCCCACAATCATCAACAACAATAATCTCAATAGGTCTTGGCTCACTAGCCCAAACCATTGCAACTGTTACCTCAAGGTCACGAATCTCGTTGTGCGTAGGGATAACAACGGAATAAGAGAATTGTGCATCGGCATTTATTAGTTCAATGTCACTCATATTTGTTGGTGTACATGCACCGTTCCGTCATCATCTGTTTCTGTGGTTGTTGTTGTGTCAACGCAGTCTACACCTGGTACACAGTCATCTGTGAATGTAGTATCATCTGTATCTGAGTTGGTTGGGTCAGAACAAGTAACGCAATTTATATGCCACACACCCGCCGCTGTAGATGAGTCTAATAAAAAAACATTTGTCCAACAAGCAGGTGTGGCGGGTTCTCTGGATGTACCCTGAATACACCCAACACTACCACCCTGATTATCTTTTAGAAGTATATTGTGAGAACCAACATTCCAAATTGTGAATATCGCACCACCCCTAATTATAGGAAGCACATTAGCAGGGGGGAGGAACAAAGAACCCTCATGTTGTATTGAACCTACTCTTAAAAATCGTTTTGACAGTGTGCCTAAATACTTATTTCCTGTCCACTGAAACTTTTCGTACCCCCCATAAAATTTTGGAAGAGTAAGAGTCATGGGTTAGTATCCCACCTGTTCCACTGCCTTGAGCCATCTGAGAACTCGCTTATCCACATTGTCGTTGATGAATCTGCTGCAAAAGTACCACTTATCCCTTCGGACGCATAAGAATCATGCTCATCATCTTCTTCACGAGCATCACTTAATTCCATAGTATAAGAGGCGTGTCGGTTTAGTAGGTAAAAATAAGGTCCTCCTGGTGGCAAGGAGAATGGGTCAGGTAAAACAACTGTGTGTCCACTTGCGTCTGGGTCTAATGCTATTACTCTACCCTGACCAAACGCTATTGTTATGTCTGCTCCCACTGTAATTGTTGAAGAACCCCCATAAAAGTATTCATCAAAGTGTTCACTGTGGTCAATTACTTCTACTAACTCAATTGCATCCGTATTCCCTGTATCAAAAGTGTCAATGGAAACAGAAAGTAACTCATCCATACTTTTTGTAAATCTAACAGGAACATCGAACTCACAAGCACCATAAACTGTTACGCCGTCAGGAATGTCATAAACTAAAGTAACAATACCTGTTGTTGTATTAACTGACCAACCACCAAGAGTATTTTCGTCTAACTCCACAAAAGCACTTGTGGCAGTATTCCACCAAGCAATCTTAACTTTACCCTTAACAGGTTTTGTTAGATTTCGGATAACAACAGTTGTATCCCCACCATCATCTTCTGCCACACTATATCGCTTGGTTAATTGTAGGTATTGGGTATCTTCTATTGTCTCCCCTGTGCTATTAGTGAACAGAGGAACATAAGCAGAGTCATCTTCATAAGAAGAACGCCCATCAGTAGCCGTTGTAAAATCTATCCAATCTTTGTAGCGAAAACCATACGCCGCACCCTTAACAGACATATAAAACTCTAAGACATCTTGCAAGTCTTGAAAAGTTTTTATGCCATACGATACATCATATTGTCTTTTTGACTTACTCCATCTCGATACTCTTTGCTCTGCTCCTGTATCAAGACCAACAATAGTTGTAGAAAATCCAGGACCTCCAGAAGAGCCATAAGATATGTTGATGGGAAACCGTATTTCATAAAACGACATTCATTAACTCCATTTACATTTCTGCCCCTTTAATGCCTCTTCCCATATCCCTTGCGATTTGTTTCTTTGATTTTCTGAATGAGTCTGCATCTTGTGTGGTTATGTTCATGTTTACTATAACATTTTTACCACCACCGCCTTGGGCTTTTACACCTAAATCTCCTGAAGGCATACGGGTGAGTGGCATAATTGCTTCTGCTCCTGCTTCTCCCATCAATCCTACGCCTCCATTAGCCATTGGGAACATGGTAGGTCTACTAACCACGCCACCAGTTGCGAAGTTTTGCATGTCCCCACCATACAGAACCATGCCTTGTCTAGCAGCACCTATACCTCCGCCTGGTAAGATACCGCCCATTGCCCCCATAATCATTTTGTATATGACTGCTTGAATAATCATTTCAACAAGTTGTAAGACTATGCCCACAAACGCTTCTTCCATTGACTTTGCACCCTTAATTACATCCATAATCCCTGCTGTCATTGCTTGAGCCATTTGTTCATTTGTAACAAGCATCTCTTCTTTTAAATCTTTTTCTTTTTGAAGAAGACCGAATTTCTCCACCAAGAGTGCTATTTCTGCCTCCCCGTTGGCTGTCATTATTTCTCCGTATTGCCTGTGCCAAGCCAGTGTTGCTTCTTCTTCAAATCTATCTAGTTCATATTCATCTGCTTTAGGGCTTGCTGCTTCTTCTCGCAATGCTATTGCTTCTTTCATTGCATCAAAAGCCAGTAGTGAGCCATTCATTGTTTTTTGTAGTTCTAGGTATCTAGCAGTAAGTTCTGCTATTTGGGCTATATGTAGCATTCGCTTGTCGGCAGCCATATCTTCTGTCGCTGCCATCGCTTCATTTATTGCTACCTGTATTGCAATAGCATCGTATGCTTCTTGCCCCTTCGCTATTTTTTCCTCAAGAACTCTATTTTCTTCCTTCATTTTTGCAATGTTGGTCGCTGCTGCTGCTGTTTGGTTTTTTATTGCTGTTGCTAGTCTTTGTGACTCGGCTGTCGCTTTTCGTTGTTCTTCTGTTAATTTTGCTCTTGCTTCAATACCTTCTTGGAGTTGTTCGTTTAACTGCCTAAGTAATGTCGCCTCGTCTGCATGAAGGGAAGTACCTGCCTCTGTTATTATATTATCTATCTTTTGTAAAGCAATTTTTCTTCGTTTTTCCTCCCCGACTAAGTGCATTACTTCTATCTGCTCTTTTAATGCCGCTATCATTTCAAATGCTTTTTCTGCGGCTTCGTCATCCCCTGTAGGAGCAGCCAATACATTTGCTGCTTGCCGTTTAAGGTCGTTTATTGCGTCTAAACCATCAAGAACCTCTTGTACTTTATCTTTATCCCAACCTAACTGTTCTGCAATATCAGGACCAGTCATTGCTCGTCTAAACCCCATTAGGCTGTTAGCGGCATCGACAACTGCCTTTAACTGGTTTGTGCTTGCGTCACCGAACTCACCTGCCTCTTCTATTGCTGTATCGTATAGACCTGAAAGTGTTGTTTCCGTATTCTCATAGACAGCGAGTAGGGATGTTTGAGCCTCTTCCGCACTCTTTGTAGCATCTACGAGGTCTTTGAAGAACCCCGCAACTGGTTTGAAGGTTTCACCTACTTTAACAGGGTAAGCCATCGCTCCCACACCCGCAGCACCGTGGTACTCGTAATCTGGGGTTTTTCGACCCCCATAATCAGCCAAAGTACCTGCTTCTATCAAATCGTCAGCAAGGTTGAGTTGACCAGGTGACATGCCTTTCCTTGCCTCTTCCATAGCCTCAGTGTACGATTTTATGCCGTCTGTATAGGCTTGTATTGCTTCTAGCCCTGATGTTGCTAATTTTGCATCGGATATTCTCCGCATCCCTGATGTGATTGCGTCATTTACTTTTTCTTGTTGCTTTGCTACTGCGGCTACACCCTCAGACCACTCCCAATACATTGTGACCAGTATGGCAACTGCTGATGCTATTGCTCCCACGACAGTTAGTGACTGTGCTACTGCTAATGCCTTAAAACCGTTTGTAAGCAAGACAACCACACTAAACAGACTTAAAAACAAACCTTTAATCATTTTAAGTATTAGCAACGCAGTAAATCTAGCAATAATGAATTTAAGAATTATACTAAGAGCCTTAGCAGTCTTGTTGAACCTTTCAACTTGATGTCCCATACCAGAAAACATTCTTGCTGTACCTGTCATTACATCTACAAGGTCACGAAGACCACCACCCAAACCACTATCACCAAGACTTAACCATGTTTCTTGGATAGCGGAGCGTAACATTTTTAATGAACCGAAAAAGGTATCGTCCATCATTGCAGCAGCCCTTGCAGTCTCTTCTGCCAAATCTCTTTGTCTCTGAACCGCCGTACCCATTTCTTCATTTAATTCTGCTAACGCCAATGCACCAGGAACAGGTCTACGAGCAAAAATCTGCAACATTAAGGAGGAGAACTCAGTAGAATCCGCAAGTTCTTTACCTGCTTCATTAAGGTTATGAAACACCTCTTCTAATGTGCGTATGGCGGGGTTGACATCATCAGCAGTTAGCCCAAGTCTTTTAATAGCCCTCATCGCTTTATCTGTTGGTTTAATTAACGCCGCAAAAATACCACGCAACGCTGTACCTGCCATTGATGATTTAATACCAGTGTTAGCCATAAGACCCAAGGCTACATTTGTCTCTTCAAGAGAAATACCTAAAGCACCTGCGAAAGTACCTGCATATTGCATAGCATTACCTAGTTGGAATACAGTTGTATTAAAACTATTTGCGGTAATCATCAAAGAGTCTACTACACGCTCTGCATCACGACCCGTTAGGTTGAATTGGTGAATTGTATTGGCAACCATGTCACTCGCTGCGCCCAGTTCAATAACAGCGGCAGTAGCAAGGTTCAAAGTATGGGGAATCATTGCCATAACATCGTTTGTCTCAAAACCTGCTCTTGCGAGGAAAGCCATGCCCTCACCTGCTTCTGTTGCAGTGAACCTTGTTGTTGCTCCGAGTTCACGGGCAGTTTTGTTTAAGCCCACCATTTGTTTATCAGTCAAGCCTACAACAACTTGCACAGCCCGCATGGTTTTTTCAAAGTCAACCATTGTCCTGATAGCGTCACGAATCACATATAGACCAAGAAAACCACCCGCAAGCGTTCTTAGACTTAATCCAAACTTGTTTACACTTGCTCCCGCAGCCAAAGCAGACCCACTTACTGTAGCCGCAGAAGCCTGAAATTGTTTTGCACCAACAGCAGCAGCCGCTGCGTTGATTTTTAGCATTAGTGTTTGACCAATAGTCATGAGTTATCTTCGCTTTGCCTTATCTATTGACTGTTTGCTTTTCTCGTGCTGTTGGCTTAGTTTTTCTGAGGTGTAGTTCAAGAACTCGGCATCCAGTTGGCGAATGTAATACATATAATCAGCCCTGCTTTCGTATTCATGTATTCCATTAAAATCTAGCCATGAACCTATCTCTGAAATAAGTATCGCTGATGCGCCTACTTGTGACATATTTCTTGTTGAACTTAAATCACTAAATGCCTTCCAATAACATACTAACCATTCATATAACTCTGGTGCATTATCTAACGCCGCTACTTGCTGTCCCGCTTCTTGTTGTCTGAGGAGGTGCTTTTCATGTTTTCCCCATTCGAGTTGGAATCGCAAGTAGCCTCTGAGTTTCCCGATGCTTCTTCCATTTCATCAGTTCTAAAAAGTTCTGATTCTCCAGAAACATCTTTAACTATGGAATAAAATTCGGGGTACTCTTTAAATATCTCAAGGGCTTTTTTAGATGAAAACTTAATAACAGTGCCATCATCTTCTTCAAGACCTTTCCAATCTTGCAAAACATGGTCAGCCACACATTTCATGGCTAACTTTTCCATGTCTTCCATTTTCATTGTGCCTAGGCGCATTTGCCTCATAAAAGGCTTTCCTGCTTTTCTTAGTGCTTCCTCGTACTGAGGATTCCCCAATCGAGCGACTTTAAGGTGCAAGTCTGCACCGCAATCTACCCATACACCTTCTGCCGAGGTTTTTAGTTGTGAAATTTTGAACGCCATAATACTGTTTCTCCTGTGAAATTGGGTTGGGTCTTAGTTTATATTAACTAGATGAACCAAGTCCCGTCCATTTAGTTATACGAATTGTGCAATCTTCATCAGCACCACCATACTGGGTGTCACTTCTAATTGCTTCCCAAGACATATCAGCGATAAGGTCTTGATTTTGTCCACCCGCAACACGCTGCGCAGATGTGTAAACAATTTTAGGGAAGTCAAAACAATAAGCATTTCCATCGACATCATCAAAAACAATCGCTAATGCAGAATCATTAAAATTCAAATACTTGTCAATCATAGTAGCATCTGAGTAGTATCGTTGGAATGTACCGCTTACATTGCAAGTACCTGTACCAATTGCCACCGCACCAAGAGTACCGATTTCCAATCGTGGTCGTAGGTTATTAGCAAGAGCCATTGTAAACGCTGTGATATTTTTAGAAGCGTAATCTGTGCCTTCCATTACACCATCAACATCCTCAATTGAGTTCATAACATCGTTAGTGCTTGCATCAACAGGGTTAGTACCAAGTTCTGTATCATTTGATACACCCTTTGCACCAATCCAAGAAAACGAGCCTGTTACAACTGCTTCTGTTGTAGCACTTAAAGTCATACCATCAATCATACAACCACTGTATGCTGCTGAACGACCCGATGTACCCGAAGTAATGTCCTCATGCACTCTTTGTACTGTGTATGAGCGTTGCTTTGCGCCGTTTACGACTTGACCACCCTGTGTCATTACGGGTGTGGCACTAGCACCCTCATCCTCCAAAGTACCATAAACTTCCATAACCATTGCTTCTGCCGAACCAGTAATGGTCTTGATTTTGAAGTAGCCATTGTTCGCATCTTTACTGAATCCTGATGTCAGAATCCATTGTCCTGGTGTCATTTCATCAAAGTTCCCACCAGTTCCATCCTCGGTAAATTTGCTTCCTGATTCAGTAGCGATAAGTTCTGCTGAAGGTGAAAAGGTAACTATGGATGTAAAGTCTTGAGCCGCTTGGTCGGACATCACAGCCGCAAGCAGAAGTTCAGCGAAACTGTAAGACAGTTCAAAGCCAGTATCACCTGCAACACTGAGATTTGAACGGACAACATCAGTAATCTGACGGTCTGACCTAATTTCAGCAGAGGTGATAGTTGAGGTTTCTTGGTGCATGGACTCACCAGTAAGACGAAGCGTGGTGTACTCACCACTTCCTGTGGGAGAAGTGCCGTAGGTCGATGCCCCTTCTATCCCATATAGTATTTTTACTCTATTTGTATCAGACATAATTTGTATCCTTCATTATTAGGAGATTTCATCCGCAAAATACGGACACGAGACATTGATTTGCCACCACTGACTGCCAGTTCTCCCAACATGCGTGATTGACGGTGTTCTAAACACTACTGAGTTATTCGCCACAGATGTAGTATCTGATGTGGCTAGGAACTTCGCTACAATCCTATCGGCAAGGATTAGAGCATCTCTCGTACCTTTCTCAAGTACAGAGAAAATTTGGGCGACAGCAACACCATTGTGCCTGTACCTGCCCGTACTTCCACCTATATCGGCTTTAATGGTATTTCCAGAAAGCACTGACCACCTAATCCACATCTCGTCATCAGGTTGGTCAAAAGGGGCGTTATCGTATGCAATAAGGTACTCATCACCGAACTCATCGGAGAATCGTTTTCTGATTACATCATGTAATTTTTGTGAGGATTCAACGGTCATATCGGTAAATCACTATAATCATCTGTTGCGTGTGGTGTTACAATACCCCCATAGTGCGTAACCAATTCGTTCACAACCACATTTAATATACCTTCGGGGGCTTGTCTTTTACTATTTCCGTTCTCAAGGTCTTCGATGTAATCAACATTGTTTGTTATGTATATTGACTTAGGCATTTTATTGCCCTTTGTAGCCTCACCTATTACTTGCGCACCCCTTGACTTAGAGTTTCCACCAGTTTTATCCATTCTCGAATCATCTGCCGCTGCCATCGAACGACCTGCGGTAGTTACATCCCAGTTCCCCCTAGAACGACCAGTATCAACAGGAGTCTTCTCAACGAGTCTCTCTAAAGCCTCTAGGCTAATTTTCTCAACGACCTTTGAAACCTTATTCGCAGGAATAACAGTGCCAAGGGTAATGACTGCTGATGCAAATATCTCGCTGTTACTTCCTATACCCATTATCGCCTCAGTTGCATTTCATATATACCAATTTCATCACCAGTGTATCCAGTTATAACATTCATAACACGCCAACTTTGACTATCGAAAGTGACTTCAAGACCATTTCTGGGTGTAAATAACAACCCAGAAGCAGATATAGATATAGAACAATCATTACTTTCTATAACATCACCGTCAATCATGTCGGCTCTATAGTTAGCGGGAGGAGAAGCCTTGATTGTGTACTCCTGTACACCAGAATCAACGACTGAACCATCGTCAGGGTCATAGGAAGAAAGACCTGGTACAACAAAGACTACATTTTTACCATAGGTATCTATGATAGATTTAATCTTTGGTATTAGGGTTGTATCAAGTGCTGTTGCCATTACCCTCTTTCCATAACTATTGTTCCTGCGTTTCTAAGCATTCCACGAAGTAAAGTTGATACCTTTCGGTATGTCTTTATTTGGGACTTCCCGCCCTCATACTTCGTTGTTGAGGCTACTGACCCAACACTTACGGTTTCTTCTGAAATTATCCCCGTATTAGTCAAGTCAGGCAATAAGTCTTCGGATAAAGCCAAAACCGCTGCTTCACAGCAAGCGTGTTCTAAATTTTTAGGTACATCATCATTACCAACAGCAAAGCCATCAATATCTATAATGTCTGTGCGAGGAAAAGCAAGTGCTTGTTCCTTATATACCCTTCTACCTATCCAATTTCCGTTATACCTTCTATCTAAATAGGCAGTGGCGTTTCTTATAGCCGCCTCTTTATCTGAAGTTGTTACAGAAGAATCGTTCCAAGCCGTTGAGCCTTGACGATTCGTGAAATAAGTGTCTGTAAAACTTTCAGAAACATAGGCTTCCGCATCACTTTTACCTGAGCCATCTTCAACAACAAGAGCCATTTAGTTAATCCTCATTATCATCTTTTGGTTCTGATTTTTTAGAGAAAGATTTCTTTTTGATTGGTTGCGCTGCTTTTTTGTTTCCGCCAGGGACATGGTATCCCCTAGCCAAATATGATTCAAGTTCAGACTTTAGGATAGTAAGACGACCTGAGCCATTTGCAACATCCATTGTTTCTGAATTAGTCATCGTTACTACTCCACTTCTTAGAGGACTTCTTCTTTGTTGTCTTTTTAGGCTCTTTAGAATCACTCCAACCTTTTGCTTCCCAAGCCGCCTTGGTGTCAATGGTGGGTGTGATTGTTCTGTCACCTTTATACATTTTTATTTTATCGCTCATGTTGGTATTCCTTCTTTATTGATGTTACCCCGCCCCCAGTGAGGGCGGGGTATTATCAAATTCTAACAACCAGATTTATGTGCCAGAGGTATAAACTTTACAAGCATATTCTGGACGAACACATTTTGTACCATAAAGAATATCAAATTCCCAAGTGGTTTGTTTGTATTGTCGTTGAACTTCAAGCCGTAATGAAAGACCAGAAACAGGGTCAGTCATTGACAGCATGTTGCTACCCATTGCTAAATCAGTTGCGGAAGCCATCAAAGGACGAGTTGCAAGAGCAAACGCATCACGGTGGAACGCAAGAGCAACACGACCTGTTGATGATGCTGTTTGGTCTACCCAAGTAATTACTTTGTCATTAGCCGCCGCATTTTTGAGAGCAGGACTAATAGTAAGAGTTCCTGCACCGCCAGAAAGCGTTACATCTGCTGCACATGAGTAGTAAGTAGGGTCATCTTCAATAGTGAACGAATCACCTGCTTTGATTGTGCCACCACTAACTGCTTGGTCAGCAATCGCAAGAGTACGAGAGCCAACAGCGTGGTCGCCATTAACTGTACCTGCGTCATCAGTAGCAGTACCGTTGGTGTGAAGAGGACAATCATCGTCTGCCCACCAGTTGAATCCATACTTACGACCTATATCGCCTTCTCGTCTAGCAGCCCCACCATCACCTGATGTGTTTGCACCAGTGAAGTCAGCACTTTCCAAAAGTTTGGCTTCGGCTTCGTGGTTTATTACAAAAGCACGATTGTCATTAGGACAGCCACCCTGATTGAGCAATTTTCGTGCTTCAATAATATCATTAACAGCAAACAAAGAACTATCTACATTTGCTAAGTTACCAATATCTGTATATGTAGCAAAGATGTCTTGGTTCACTTGATTTGCAATACCACGAACTGCTTCTGATACTTGCATTGGCATGAAATCACGATTTCTGTCAACTTCAGTAAGTTCTTTGTCGGTGAGGTGGAAAGGAGTATTTTTGTACCACTTGTCCAATGAAATTTGTACGAGGTCAGGAGTTGCGCCACCTGGAGTAGGAAGACTATTGCTT